TTCCGTAAGATGTGTTAACTTGTCAGCCATAAGGTGTGGGAATATACCGATCCAGACAGCTTTAAAATAAAGCCCACTGGCCGTATCCCATAAACCACCTGTAGGTCCAATAACCGAAGAAAGAATCGGATTACGAAATTTCTTCGCCCAAGAACTGGGACGAAGTAGTTTTATAATCCGATTCAGATCTCCCACAACGCGCGAAGAAAAGACAAACTCTCGGTTCAGGGCATCCTGAATCAGAGTACTGAGCATCCGCGGATTTCGAATAGCAGCAAGGATTAAACCAGGTCCCATAGGAGAAAGATCTCCTAGGGTTGGCGAAATCCATCGTTTAGCAAACTCAAGGGTTCCAGATACCATTTCAAAAGATTTTGAAAGGTTAATGGAAACACCAAGAGATTGCATCAACGATAGGTAGCACTTAGCCACACCTTCATCAGCAATGACAATGTCATCACCGAGCAAGGCATAGTGAGTGAACCACCCCTTGACACCTGCACGAGCAGCAGCAATCTGCACCAGAATATGGTGAGATAACGCTAACATCGCCCAAGATGACAACGCTCCTATCGGTTGGCCAACGGAATACTTAATAGGCTGATCCTTAAGATACCATGGACGCGAGACTAGCAATGCGGCCCAAGATTCAGCGTATGGAATCCCAAAGGATTTCAACACTTGAACTTGGAAAGCAATAGGAAGTCGATCAGTCGCGGCTGAGAGGTCATAGGAAAATACCGGGGAACCGGAGGCTCGAACGTATGTGAGAAGTCGGTGCACAGGACCTAATTGGTCAAATGTACCATCCTGAGGGATAGCTTTAAGAATGTCAAAAATAGCTGAGTGGAGTGGGCTCAAAAGAGCTTGCGTCCACCAATCAGTTACTGCGACAATCCGAACTTTCCCACGGGCTTCAAACAACGTAACGAGTTTACCCAGTTTCTTAGGTATCTTACCGACCATGATTAACAGAGGTACTACAGGAAGGCTCACCAAAATGGTGAAAAGGTTCCACATCAATAAGACCCAGGCACGTTGGATAAAGGCAATAGACAACCAATGCCACCACACAAGTGGATGGTAAAGGAAGGCCAATGCATCTAGCCCAGCAGACCAGGTAGACTTCTTGAAGTTTGGACCTGCCGACTCCGAAAGGTACTTCCAAGTGGCTTGTGAAATAACGAGACTCTTGGAAACCATGTTAACAGCCTGACTCACTTCCCAAAAGGCAAGTGTAGCGTTCACTCCAGTAAACCCATCAGTAATGGTGGATAACTTAGGAGTAGGGACACAGCCGATAACACGGTAAACCGAAAGCATAGACAGAGTCACCCGAATCACCTTGAGTGCAAAGGCATGATCTTCACCTCGTAAGAGGAGGAAAATCTTCCGGAGCTCTCCAGGTAATAATAAGGGCAGACCTTGTCGGCTTAAGCCAACTCGTACTGACGAAGTTGTCTCTTGTAAGCCTCCCCACCGATCCATAAGATAATAATTCTAGAAACCAAGGCAAGGTACTGGGTAAGCCAAAGGCTACCGTTAACCTGCCAAAGTTTAAGGATTTTATCATGAATCGGAAGGAAACAAGTCTTCCAATAAGCCCGAAGTCCCATTAGCCACACAGGAACCATCATAAAGAACCGAAGCTCACGCTTACGGATCCAACGAAGGTTACTGGTGATTTTACCATTGGTA